AATAATTTATTTTTTTTATTTGTTATTTAAAATAAAGTTGTATATTTGCAAACGTTGAGTCGAAGCAACATATAGAAACTATTAAAAAAACCTCGTATTGATGAGCCTTCGACCTCTGATATACGGGGTATTTTTATTTTATGATTAAACCTTTTAAATATCAAGAATATGGAATAAATGAAATTCTTGATAAATTCAAAACAAAACAAAGAGTATTATATCAATTAAGTACTGGAGGAGGTAAAACTTTTATATTTTGCTTTCTTACTAAGAAATACATTGAATATACTAATCAAAAAATTCTTATTCTATGTCATAGAACCGAATTGATAAATCAAACTATTGCATCAATGACTCGTATAGGTGTAACGTGTGAAGAGGTTACTTCAAAGACTAAAGAATTAAATCATTTATCTAATTGCTATGTCGCAATGGTAGAAACAGCAAATAAAAGATTAAATAAAAACCCTTATTTTTTTAAAGATGTCGGTTTAATTATTGCAGATGAATGTCATTTATTGGTTTTTGATAAAGTATTTTCTTTTTTCCCTTTTGCTAAAATTTTAGGTTGTACAGCTACTCCAGTAGTTTTAAAACGTGAACAATATACTAAATGTAAATTTTGTAATACTACTTATGAACAGGTTACTGAGTGTTGCAATCATGAAACAATGGAATTTTCAAAACCTTATCCATTATCTAATATTTATGAGGATATTGTTTTAGGTCCTAAAATTACAGATTTAATAGAAATGGAACGATTAGTTAAAGAAATATCTTTTGTAAAGAATTATGCTAACTTATCAGAAGCTAAAACAGATAGTACAGGTGAGTTTACAAATAAATCATTAGATAAAATTTATTCAAATGAAGATGCTGTATTTAATGTTTTATTAAATTATGAAGAACTTTGTAAAGGAAAAAAAACAATAATATTCAATAACTCATCAACAACTAATTTAATCGTTTACAATAAATTTATAAATGCTGGTTATAATGTTAGAATGTATGACTCAGTTAATAAAGAACAAAGCGGTAATAGAAAGGAATTAATAAAATGGTTTGCCGAAACTAAAGACGCTATACTTTGCAATGTTTCTGTATTTACTACTGGTTTTGATGTTACAGATGTAGAAGCAATTATTTTGAATCGTGCTACAAATTCATTATCATTATTCCTTCAAATGGTTGGTAGAGGTGTTAGAGTAACCGATAAAATATATAAAGATAATTGTATAGTAATAGATGGAGGAGGGAATATTGACAGACATCAAGAATTTAGCGACTCAACTAGAGATTGGTTTAAAATATTCAAACATGGTATAGGAAAAGATAAAGCAAAAAAAGAAGATTCTTTAGATGTTAAAAGTTGTCAAAGTTGTGGTTTTCTTCATTCAGCATCACTTAATAAATGCCCTGAATGTGGCTTTGAATTAATACCTAAAGTAAAAAATAAAACAGAAGATAATACAGTATTTAAACCTATTATTAAATTACCTTTGCCAGATGGAAATAAAATAGTTAAATACACTATATCTCAACAAAAAGATAGTAACTTCGCTATCCAAATTTTAATTAATCAAATATTAGATTTATTCCAATTTTATAGAGTATCAAAAGAATTATACATTAAAACTAAACAAAATGGAAAAATTAAAAAAAGAGTTACAGAGATAGTAAACCCATGTTATTCTAAAATTATATTTAATCACGAAATACAATCAAATAATAACAGAACAAAAAAATACATAATAGATAAAATAATAACCAAATTAGATAAAAAGTATGAAATTTAGTTACTACAAAGATGTTTTTACAAAAGAAAACACAGAACTTTCAATCGATAATTATATCGGTTTTATAACTCATGGTGCTAATCAGGACCTTGTTTTAAAAGCTAGAGCAGAAAGGCAAAAAGGAAATTTAGAAGAGTATAAAAAACTTAAAAATAAATCAACTGCAATAACTGGAAGTTGTGTGTTTCATTCTGGTAAAGAAAAAACAGCTACAAATATTAAAGAATTAAACGGTTTAATAGTTATTGATATTGATGAAGAAATAAGTCAAGAACAATATCACAACATTAAAAATGATAAATATACTTTTATTATTCATAGGTCATTTAGTGGTTTCGGTTATTGCGTTTTTATTAAAATTAACTCAGATAAATTTGAAGATTCATTCAATGGAATTTCAGAATACTACTTTAATAATTTTGAAGTAACTATTGACCAATCATGCAAAAATAGGAATAGACTTAGATATATTTCATACGACCCAGATTTATATCAAAATCTAAAATCAAATAAGTTTGTACCTAAAAACACAAAGAAATTTATTGTACCTAAAAACACAAACTTTATTTATGTTCAAGATGACTTTCAAAATATACTTGAACAAATAAAAGATAAATGTGTGGACCTATGTCAAGAAGATTATTTTAGATATGTTAGAATAGGAATGTCTTTAGCTTCTAAGTTTGGTTTACAAGGTGAAGAGTATTTTCATTTTATTTGTTCATATGGTGGGAAGTATAACGAAAAAAGAACATCTAAAGATTATAAAGGTTTCTGTAAAAATCAATCTTCAATATCAATAGGAACTTTTTACTACTACTGCAAAAAAGAAAATATTTCTATTTATTCTGAAAAAACAATTAAAATAATTGAACGTGTAAAAATTGCAAAGGTGCAAGGTAAACCGACAATTGATTCAATTACTTCTAATCTAAAAAATGCTAACAACATAGAAGCAACGGATGAAGATAAACAACTAATTGAAGAACTTATTAAATCTAAAATAGATTATTCAAACCAAATAAATGATGACCTTTCAGAAATTGAAGTTTTAGAGAAATTTATACTAGATAACTTTGAACCTACTATTGATGAACTAACAAGTGAAAAATATATTTTCGGTAAAACTAAAATTACCGACATGGAACAAAATGATATTTATTTAAGTGCTAAAAAACACGTTGATAATAACGTTAAGAAACAAGATATTATTTCTATACTTGAAAGTTCTATTATACCGAAAACAAACATACTTAGAATGTTTTTAAATGAAAATAAATCAGAGCCAACAGGAATAATAGAAGAGTATGCTAAATGTGTTTACCCTCAATCAGATTATAATGTTTGGGCATTTAAAAAATGGATAGTAGGAGCCGTACACAATTGGACATCATCACAAAATGAAAAACTTGTTTGCCCTCTTACATTAGTTCTTACAGGTCAAAAACATGGTACAGGTAAAACTTCATTCCTTAGAAATATAATGCCTAAAGAATTAGAACAATACTTAATTGAAGCTAAAATAAACGGTCAAGATAAAGATTCACTTTATACAATGTGTACTTCATTAATGATTTTAGACGATGAATTTGGAGGTAAAGCCTTTAAAGATGTTAAAGAATATAAAGCTATATCAGATATAAATATAGTTCACCAGAGGCGACAATACGCTCGTACATTTTCAACATTCAAAAGACGTGCTATACTTTGCGGTACAACAAACGAAATTGACATTCTAAAAGATGTTACAGGGAATCGTAGAATATTGCCTATAAATGTAGAACATATTGATTATGATAAGGTATTGTCAATAGATAAGACAAAGTTAATCATAGAAGCTTATAACCTACTTAAAAACGGTTTTGATTGGATTATAAGAACTCATGAAGATATTGAATACTTAAAACAAAACTCACAAGAAAATGAAAACGTTTATCCAGTAGAAGAAATATTTTTTGACCACTTTCAATTAGAACAATCATTATCTCATCAAACTGAACGTATAATGAATCAAGGTGAAATATTAGAGTTTTTAAATAGAGTATCAGTAACTAAACCGACAAAATATGATATTAAAGAAATATTTATTAAAAATAATATGGTTTACTCAGCTTACAGATTTCAAGGTAGTATTAAAAAAGGTGTTAAATTATACCTTAGAATTGAAACAAATAATGAAAATATACCTTTTTAGTAACCTTGTTACCTATTCGTTACCTAAAGTAAAGGTTTAAGGTAACATATCTAAGTAATTGATAATCAGTAAATAAAACCCAGTTGTTACCTGTTACTTAAATTTATATATATAAAAGATATATATAATAGTAAATATAATATCATTGAAAATAAAAAAGTATAGTTTAGAGATGAAAAGTTTTCGCAAAAAACAGGTAACAGGTAACAACGTTAAAAATCAAATAGTTATGAAAGTAGTAACAGAAAATCTTATCCAACAACAAATTGTAATTTGGTACAATAACAATTTTTGCTTAAAACATCACAATCCAAGACAATGTATATTTAGTGTACCTAACGATTCTATTAATGCAATAGAAACGAAAAGAAAGGTCAACACAGGACTTCTTGCTGGAGTTTCTGATTTAATAGTTTTACATAATGGAGAAACTATTTTTATTGAAGTGAAAACTTTAACAGGAAAACAATCAGAAAAGCAAAAAGATTTTGAAAAAATTGTATCTTTGCAAGGATTCAAATATTATCTAGTTAGGTCGCTAGAACAATTTAAACATATATTTTTAAAAGATGAATGAAGAAAAATTAATATACGACTTCTTTATGTGGTTTAGACATAACGGTGAATACTACGTGAACATATCAATAGAAGAAATGATTAACTATTATTTAAAACAAAAGAAATGAGTGAAATTAAAGTAGGTACAAAGTTGATTGCAGTAGATGATTACTTTATGGATAACGGTAAAAAGGCTTTAATAAAAGGTAAAGAATATCTCATTAAATGGATGAATGATGGTAAAACTATGTTTGGTGTGAAATCAGAATTTCACACCAAACATAGTTTTAATTTCGAAGATGCTGACGGAACTATATTTAAAATTAAAGATGAAGAATACAAAGCACCAAAACACTACGACAACACAAACGGAAGTCTTTACCTTTTTGCCGAACAACAAAAACTTAATGCATGGGAATACGATTGCATAAAAAGAATTGTAAGGTCACGAAAAAAAGGTAACTTTATAGAGGACATAAACAAAACTATTCACGTTTTAGAACTATACAAAAAAGAATATGAAGAAAAAGAAAACAATAATCGAAACAATAAATAAACTTTGTG